TCGGCGTCACGGTATTTGCGATCGAGGTGAACATGTTCTGCAGGTAGGGGTTGCCGGCGCCGAGATAGTCGCCTTGCGCCGTGCCGAGCGCGTTCGCCTGCGCCGCCGCCGTCAGCGGCGATCCGTTCAGCGCGCGCTGCGCCTCGAGGGCAAGCGCCTGATCCGTGTAGGGCGAGGCCGGGGCCAGCGTGCTGTCGGGATAGTATTGCGGGCCGCCCTGGTTGAAGAGGTTCTGCGCCTGCTGAAAGCCGAAGGTCAGATAGGGCTGCTGCCCGACCCAGGGCGCCGTGCTCGACGTGACGGTCTGGCTGCCGGATTGCACGGGGCCGGGATCGTTGCCACCTTTCTTGCTCATGGTTTCATAGCTCCTTCATCAAGACGGGACCGATGTTTCGATAGCCGGCCGCCCGGCACCAGCCGAGCCGCCCGGTGCCTTCCATGTGCGTGCAGCCGTTCTGCCGCGCGTAGGTCTCGATCATCGCCTGCATCGCCGGCAGCCAGAGCCGCATTCGCCGGCCGCCGATCAGCGGCACCTGGCAGATCGCGCGTTTGGGATAGCGCACGATCCGCGACACCACCGCCGCCTCGATCGTCGCATCGCCGCACGCCACCCAAAGCTGCGACGCGCCGTCGACACAGGCCTGCCGGATATCGGCTTCGTCGTAGAATTCGTCGTAGCCGAGCCGCATCGCCGCGCGGACGAAGCCGCGCACCTGCGGCCACAGCGCGGCGACATGCGCGGGATGAACGCCGCACACCCGCATCTGCGCCTCCATGGTCAGGATCGACGGCGGTCCGATCGAGCAGAATCGCTTGTCGACACACGGTGATTCAGCAACCTTGAACCGTCATGGCCGTGCTTGACACGGCCATCCACGCTTTTCTTTGCCGCATCGGCAGACGTGGATGGCCGGGTCTCGGCCTGCGGCCGGCCCGGCCATGACGATCTATTGGTAATCTTGCGGCCAATTGCGAGGCGCTGTCGGCCGGTCAACCGAGAACGAGGATCGTCAAAGTCTGGTCGGTTGCGGCGTTCGCGGCATGGTTCAGTACCGCCGCGCCCTTGGTCCGTGCGCCGACATAGATCCCGGCGCGCTCGGCGGCGCTCGCGCTCGCCGTCTGCGGCATCCATGCGAGAAAGCTCGTCGGCGCGATGCGCGGATCGACGACCTCGGTCGTCGCCTGGCCCGGCCGCAAGGTCACGTCGAGCGTGCAATTGATCTTGCCCTCGGTGATCCGATTGATCGCCCGCGCCAGCTTGCGCCGATGCTCGGTATCGACCGCCTCCCATTCGGGAACGCCGTCATAGCCGCGATTGCCGCCCGTGCTCATCAGCGCCGCCCCTCCGCCACGGCGTCGATCTCGACGCCGCTGATATGGGTGAAGCTGGCGCCCGCCGGCAAAGTGAGGCGCGCGCGGTGATAGCGTGCGGCGGCGCGCTGCGGCGCGTTGCCGATCGCGTCGATGGCGACCGGCGGCCCGTAGCCGACGGGGTCGATCGTGCGCTCGCGCGTTCCCAGCGCCACCGACGGCGTCCCGCCATCGACGATCGGTCTGGCATTGGTGACCACCGCGCGCGTGCCGGGAAAAAGCTGCGCCTCGCCGGTGTCGACCGTCGCCGCCAGGGCGGCCCCGGTGAAGTAGTTGAGCCGATGCGACGCATCGAAGGCGGAGAGCAGGACGCGCCCGCCGGTCCAGGCGCGGCTGTCGAGCGAGAACGGCAGTGTGTCGAGGGTGAAGCCGGTGGCGTCGAGCCCGTCGAGCGACGCGCCGAAGCTGAGCGAGCGGAAGATCAGCTCGCTGGAGAGGTCCGAGATGGTGAAGCGGTCGAGCGACCAGTTATAGGCGAGGATGCGGTTCGGATCGCCGCCGCTGTTGCCGATCCCGGGATAGGCCCACAGGCACAGCTTGTTGATCGGGTCGACCGCCGAAGAGATGCGGTAGAAATACGAGGGATCGAGATCGGCGAAGAAGGTCTTGTCGATCTTGTTGGCGCCGATCGGCGTCGAATGGCTGCCGTCGAAGGCGTAGAAACCGTCCTCGCCGAGATAATAGACGATGGCGCCGAGCTGCGCGATCGATCCCGGGGCCGGCGTGCCGCGCGCGCCTTCCGCGGTGGTGAAGCTGAAGATCGCCGGCGGCCCGACATAGCTCATGCGGGTGATCCCGCGCTCCTGGAACACGGCGCCGTCGGCGGTGCCGAGATTGCCGACGATCCCCTGCACCCAGCCAGCATCGCCGACGAGATCCTGGAAATCCGACTGGACGGCGGCAGCGGCCGAGGTTCCCGGAAGCGGCCAATTCGTCGGATCGTCGATCGCCGGCCACCACACGCGCTGCGGCTGGCTGCCGTCGACCGGATCGAAGGTGTTGCCGGCGACGAGCCAGTCGCGCACCACGGCAAGACAGCGGGCACGCGGCGCCGCCGCCGCGAGGTCGGCGAAATTGGCGCTCGCGCCGATGACGAAGCTCTGGATCGGATCGGCGAAATTCGTCATGAGAACGCGCGTGCCGAACAGCGACGACGACCAGCGCTGGTCGTTGCCGGTCGCGTAGCCGCCGGCTTTCGCGACATCCGCCCAGCTCGTCGTGCCGCCGACCAGGCGATAGAGCCGCGCCGCGTCGCCGGCGAAGGCGTTGACGTTGCCGGCCGCGTCCTGGCAGGCGAAGGCGCCCTGGCAGCGCGCGGCGAGACCGTTCGAATAGGCGGCGAGCGACGGCATCGGGCCATAGCTCTGCGCCGTGCGCGGGAGGCAGTTCCTGACATAGCCCGAGCCGGGATTTTGCAGATCCGGCTGGTCGGGGGTGTACGCGGCGACTGGGACGAACATCGCTGACCTCGCTGGCGATCGAACACTTGATGGTCGGGCTCGTTATTTTCCGTCACCCCCGGATTTGATCCGGGGGTCCATTTCGCCGCCACGCCGTGGATCGCCGGGTCGAGCCCGGCGATGACGTATCGTGAGAACAAGTATGAAGTGCCAAAGACGGCAGACCGGAAGGCGAGTGCCGCAATGTAACGAACGCTACACAGCCGGACCCGCTATGTAAGCTGTCCTGCCGATCACGGGTTCCCCGTGTCGGTGCGCATCGTCAGCTGGCCGCCCCAGCGATCCTGCTGGTCGGCCATCATCAGCGCGCGCGTGGCGCCGCCGAGCATCGCGGCCCAGACCGGCAGACGCTGATCGTTCATGATGAAGGGCTGCGCCTCGAGCAGCGCGGCGTAGAGATAGACGCCCGGCGCGTTCGCCATCAGCCAGTTGGTCGGCGTCACCGCGAGCGGGTCGAAGCGCTTGTAGTAGGAGAGGACGACGCCGTAGGCCGCATCGGGCGTCGGTCCGAAACGCAGCGAATCGCCCTGGAAGGTATAGACCCGCGGCTGCCCCTCGGCCGTCCCTACCCAGGCGCCGTTGAGCTGTTTCTGCGTGGCGAAGTCGAGATCGGCTACCGGGTTCGTGGCAAGCGAAACTGCGCGCGCCTCGACGAAGCCGCTGGGCAGCGCCAGGGTCTGCGTCCCGGCGGTGGTCATATAGCTCGCCGGGTCGGTGAGCTGCTCCATCGCCCGGATGCGCAAGGCCGGCGACGGAAAGTTCGGGTCGTCGGCGCCGTAGAAGATGCGCTGCTCGGCGAGGGTGATGAAATCCGGGATGTTGGCGCTGAGGTCGGAGCGCGCCAGCCAGTTGCCGACCGCGCTCTGCAGATCGGTATAGGTCACGATCGACATGGGTGCCTCGCAGGGAATCGACGGAGAGAGAGATCAGACGCGGCCGGGCGCGGTGCGGAAGTGACGCAGATCGGGGTCGTTGAGGAGCCGCCGCAGCAGCTCCTCGTTGCCGGCGGCGAACGGGTCGGCGCCCCAGACCCGCCTGGTGATCTCGCGGATGATCGGCGGGAAGGAGGCGACGCGCTTCAACTCGCGCGTCGCTCCGAAACCGTCGCCTTCGTTAAAGAGCGCCTTGTTGCGCTCGATGACGGGCTCGACGTCGCTGACGAGCTCGACCGCGAAATGGTCTTCCCCGTCATCGACGTGGAGATATTCCTCGAGCCCGTCATAGCGGTCGAGCAGAAGATCGCGCGCCATCGCTAGAACTCGATCGGGCAGAGGTTGATCTTGGCGCCGGCGCTCTCCTGGACATAGGCCATGAAGGACTGGCCGCCGACGTCGAAGATGCGCGGCTCGCTCGACCCGACCGGGAAGTCGTTGGCGCTCGCGGCAACCGCGTTGGTCGGCCCGAACTTCACATAGGCGAAGGTCGCGCCCACCGTCTGCACGGCGACGAAGCGCGCGGTCTTGCCGCTCGCCGTCGTCGGGATCGCGACATTCGCCGACGATGCGCCGGCGACGACCTGCGTGCCGCCGCCGATATAGGTGATGGCCTCGAATTTCATTATCGCCTCCTTAGACCAGGACGTAGTCGAGATAGACATTGCCGACGAGGCCGGAAGAAGCGCCCGACGCCGTCGATCCCGTCACCATCTGGCCGGGTGCGACGCGCTGGCGCGTCTTGCCGTTGGTGCCCTTGTCGGTGATGTTGTCGAAGCTGCCTGCCGCGGCGACCGATAGCGTGTCGACGAGGTTGTTCGACAGCACGGCGGTCGCCGCCTGGCCGATGCTGATGGAGCACGCGCCCGACGAGCCCGTCGTCACGTCGACCACGGCCTTGGTGACAATCACCGCGACCGGCTCGGTGTTCGTCCAGGTGAAGAGGCCGGCGGCAGCGTCGTTGGCGGCGAGCGGAATCTTTACCGTCTTGCCGCCGCCATAGCGCGGCGAATTCTGCGACGGCGTCTTCGGCCCGCCCCAGCGCGCGAGGTCGATGCCTTCGACTTCATTGCGAAGGGCGAGACTGCCATCCGCGTACTGCACGATATCTGCCATGTGGTTTCTCCAATGAAAAAGGCGCCCGGAAAGGGCGCCTTGGATTGTGGTTTGTGGACGAAAGCTAGCGAGACGAGTTCAGATGCCGATGGTTGACGGTACGAAGGTTGCCGATGCCATAGTCCTCAGTGCATGAATTTTCCATACTTCTTGATCTGATCGTCCATCTCAGCCTCCAGATCGGGATGCTCGTCGAAAATCCTTCGCAGGATTTCGGTGTTTATTTCTGCCGCAGACCGTGCGATCGCCATCTTGAACCGGTCGTATTCATCCGACCGGCAATGCCGCTTCAGCAGCGGCAACAGGTCGGTCAGGCTCCCCGAGCTTCTGAAAGCGACCATCAGCAGATGACGGGCCAAGTCCTTGTCCAAGTGCGCGGTCCTTTGCGTATCCGTTCAGACGAGGTCATCCAAATCAGGGT